CCGCCGACCAGCGCTTCGAGTGTGATCGATGAGGGAATCCGCACCGAGTAGGTCGACAGCACCGCCCCGAGGAACGCCTCCGGGCAGCGTTGCGCCGCCCAGGCTGCCTGGCGGATCGCGCTGAGGTACTGGCGCGACTCCCAGAAGTCGTCGGAGAGCCAGCCGTCGGACACCGAGGGGGAGGACGAGGTCCGCGGCTGGTCTCTCCCGGCGAGAGTACTGAGGATCGCGGTGCGCTCGTCGAGCGTCGGCGGTCGGAGGTATCGGTAGCAGCCGATGATGTCGATCGAGTCGAACGTCTGCTTGCCGAGATCCTCCGAGCGCGGGACCGGGAATCCGTCCGATGAGTGCATGTAGAGCCGGTCGTTGGAGCGCAGGACCGACGCCGACTTGCCGTCGCGTGGCGGCTTGTCCGGCCTGACCCAGTAGTCGCGCAGGTCGTCGGAGTAGTCGTAGGTCCAGCCGTTGGCTTCGAGCACCGCCGACATCGGCGGCTTGGGCGTGTCAGCGATCCACGAGCCGCTGTGCTCGATCCTCGAGAGTGAGACCCCGCCCGGCAGCGCCCTGGGAGGTAGCGCCTCGGGCGGGGTCTCCGACGCTGCCACGGCGTCGAATGTGGAGATCGCTGCACATACTGCCGCCCAGTCCTCGGCAGTTGCCCAGGCAATCTCGTCGAATGATCCACGACGTTGTATCCACGGTTGGCCCGATGGGTGCGTCGTTCCGTTGGATGGCGCTGCCACGACGTAGCCGCCGTGGCCACGGGTTTCTACCAGGGTCATCCCCGACCCGTCCGAGGCCAGCTTGGTGTTGCCCTCCTGCGCCTCGCCTTCGACGTGCACGGCGACGTGGAACCCGCCGCCCGGTGTGACGACGAAGTACCCGTCGAGCCATGACTCGAACACGCTGGCGTGCTCACCGAGCCGGGAGCGGAGCTCGTCCATGTGCTCCATGAATCGGCCCTCGAAGTCGAGGACCTGCAGCCGCGTCGGCCCGCCGCAGATGATGGCGAATCCTTCGGTCCGCTTGGCCCAGCGCTGCACCGTCAGCAGGTCGGCCTGGGTCTCGATGTACTCGCGCCAGCTGACGACGTCAGGACGCTTGTTCGCCTTCAGTGGGATCACGGAGAGCCCGGCCCGGTGGGCTTCCAGCATCGCTGTCTCGATCGAGTCGGTCATCGTGTGTTCCGTTCCGTTCGGTTCGCCAGGCGGCGTACTTCGCCGCGGCGGATTCCTTCTCCGGGTTCACCCGTCGCCGTGTGGCAGTGGCGGGGGTTTCAGGACTGTAGCCCTCGGGCAGGGGTGGGGCGGGAACCCACCCGTTCTCGAGCTTCTTGCCGATCCAGCGCAGCCCGCGGATCGTGACCAGCCGCTTGATCTCGGGCCAGTCGTCGTAGATCTTGGGGTACGAGAGCCCCGCTGCCCGGCCCAGCCTGACGGCTTCGATCAGGCTGGGGGGCAGCTTGGACGGCGCACCGAGGTGACCTCTCTCGGCGGCGTCGTTGTTGTTGTCGCTGTAGGTCCCGAGCTCGAGGTGCGATAGGCGGAAGCACGGCGGGTTGTCGCACTTGTGGCGGACTACCAGGCCCTTCGGGATCGGGCCGTTGGCCATCGTCCAGATCCAGCGGCTGGCCGTCATCTGGCGACGCTTGTCGTCCGTGGTGTGGACCATCACCCTGCCGTATCCGAAGCGATCAACGCTGCCCTGCCAGATCCGGCACGGCGTCGGCTGGGGGTTCGGCGGCGGGTAGTCCTCCCGCCGCCGAACGTAGAGCTTGCGCGGTCGCCCGCCCTGCGCGTCCCCCCAGCCCATCAGTCGTCGAAGAGGTCTTTGCCCGACACCGACGCCGGGGTGGCCTGCTTCCACGACGCCGAGTACAGCTTCGGCGGGTTGAAGCCGCGGTTCTTGCGGACCCCGTTGCCGGTGTAGGCGACGGCCAGCTGGTCGCCGGGGTTGAGCCCGGTGCCCCCGCCGTCTCGCACGGCCTTGCCGATCGCCGCTTTCATCGACATCCCCTCGCCCTCGGCGACGTCGAAGTTGCCGCCCTTGGCGTAGATCGTGCGCTGCCCGTCGTCCTCGTCGGTCGACTTCAGCGCCGTCTGCAGCGTGATCACCAGCTGCATCCGCGGCGATCCGTCGGTCCAGGCCAGCTTCTCGCCCGTCTCCAGGTCGGTCTGCTGGCGGACTTCGGCCGAGACCACCTCTCCCATGATGACGTCGTTCAGCTTCTCGAAGGGGAAGGACTTGCCCCCCGCCTGCATCAGGAAGTCGTTCGCTTCTTTGGAAATGCTCATGGCACGTTGCTCCTTGGTTCGTTGTTACGTGGTAGGGCGTCGGAATGAAGCCCCCGGTCCCACTCCACCCTGGGGTCACCCGCAGGGAAGGGCAGGTCAAATGCCCCCTCGATGGTGTCGAGCAGGTCGAGCACCGCCGAGAGTTGGGCGGGTGTGATGCCGCCCTGGCGAATGGTTGGCGCCCCGCTCGGCCACTGGCGCATCAGCAGGGTGCGGGCGTCGGCCGAGGTGCCGATCGTGTTGATCCGGTCCTGCGCCCAGGTCGACATCGCCTGCACCCAGGCCTCGGTGTCGATGCCCTGCAGGTCCGGGTCGTGCGGCACGAAGTTGCCGTGGACCAGCTGTTCCATCGGCGTGGTCAGCAGCGCCTCTTCGTCGCTGGGCGGGTAGCGGAACGGCTGCGTGAAGTCGTCGCGCTTGCGCCACGCCCGCACCCGGCGCACGATCTCGGCGCCCTCGCGCCCGACCTGCAGGTCGATCCAGTGGAACTCGCAGTTGATCTGCCCGGCGGGCATGTGCACGAGCAGTGCGACATCGGTGCGCATGTTGTCCGGCAGCGGCGAGCGCACGTTGGTGGCGACGTCGTAGAACACGGCGTCGCAGTAGAGCGCCAGCTGGATGGCGAAGCCGGGCAGCGAGTAGTCGAGGCGCTTGCCGGTCTTGAGGTCGCCGAGGATGAACTGGCCCGGAACGATCACGTCGAAGCCCGGCACCATCAGCGGGCGGTGGGCCCGGTAGATGCGGTCGGCTGTTCCGGCGGCGCGCATCTCGTCGTTGACCAGGTGGCACTCGATGTACTCCGAGGTCAGCCCGGCGTGGTCCAGGCAGGTGAGGTACTCGGCGATGTCGGAGGCGTATGGCTCGGGGGCGCAGAACCCGTCGGCGCGCTCGACCCGCTCGGTCATCTTGTGCAGCGCCGTGCCGATGTCGGCTGCCTCGTCGCCCCGGCCGCGCTGGATCGCACGCTCGCGTCGCTCCTTGGCGCCCTGCTTGTTGCCGAGGTTGCTGGCGACGATGGCGCAGATCGACGGGTCCGAGGCCACCCCTTCCATCGCCCGGTCGATCTTCCAGGTGACGAGGTTCGACTCGTCGTCGAGGTCGCTGCCCCAGCCCGATGGCCGCGAGTAGCGGTCCCATTTCGTCGGGTCGTCGGGGCGCACCACCATCGGCGCCCCGTTGGCCCGGCGGAAGTCGAGCGGGGTCGGGTCGTCGCTGAGCTCTTCGAGGCTGACGCCGTCACTCACCGTTGGACCGCGCCTTGCGGGATCGGGGGGTGGCGGCGGCGACGATGCGGGCGAGCGGCTTGCGGTCTTCGAGCGCTTGGGCGATGTGATCGCCGAGGATCTTGCGCTCTTCACGCATCGAGGTGATCTGGCGGTCGATGATGCTGAGGCCCTCGCGGGCCTGCTCGATGATCGCTTCGGGGCTGAACGTGTCGGTCATGTCGGTGATCCTTGCTGATGGGTGTGATGGAGTTTGCGGAGGCAGCGCAAGCACTGCCAGGCGTCGAACAGGCCGATGTGCTCTGGGATCGGGCGCTCGCAGGTGCAGACCAGCGGTTGGTCGCGGTCTTCGTAGCGCCGATGGTCGCCGCTCAAAACAGTGCTCCTTGCAGTAGTTGTCCTGCGGCCAGCTGGTCGACGCAGTCGCCGTGGGCCCAGCGATGGCTGCGCACCGGGCACGACACGCCGTGGCCACCGCCACCTGCACGCTGGCGGACCCAGCCCGCTGTCCACTGGTGCACGCCCTTGGCCTGCACGTCGAGCTCTCCGTCACACAGTTCGCACGTCGCTCTGCGCTTCAGCGGGATTCGTAGGCGTTCGTCCTCAGGCATTGGTCACCGCCTTGGTGATCGAGGTGCGCCGTCCGTACTCGGCGATCAAGAGGGCCTCGGCGCGGTTGTGGTGCTTGATCCGCATCAGCTGGTCGGCCAGCGTCGGGAAGAGCTCCTGGGCCCGCCAGCGCGAGCGGTTCTTGCGCTCGGCGTCGGTGAGGCCGGGCTTGCGCAGGCTGAACTCGTTCTGCCACTTCAGCGACGGCACCCATATCAGAGGTATCCGAAGGATGTGCACGGCGGTGCGCAGGGAGCCGTTGGTGTCGCCGAGGCTGTAGGTCGCCTTCGAGCCGTTCATCGGCATGGCGTGGGTCCGCTCGATGTAGACCTCGGCCGGGTCCCATTTGGAGATCAGCCGGTAGACCGTGACCCCGGCGATCCCGTCGGTGTCGCGGGGCATGTCGTAGACCCGCACATCGTCGCCGTCGAGCAATGCCAGTGCCCCGGTCACGCCGGGGTCGATGCCGACGATCTTCATTCGCCGTTGACTCCCTGCTCCAAGAGCTCCTGGCACATCTGGTTGAGCGAGATGTCGCGGCGGGTGGCGGCGACGACGAGGCGGTTGCGCAGCGGCAGCGGGAGCCGTAGCTGCACGCTCACCTTGGCGTCGGCCGGGGTGATTGACTTCATGAGTCTAAGCATACACTCACTCGCAGGGATGGTCAAGACCCTCCTCGTCGTGCACAATGGCGGCGTGTCCAAGATGTACGAGCCGGTCCGCCAGAACCCGGAGAAGATGCGCTACATCGAGTGGCTGACCACGCCGCCGACGGCACGCAACCCGCCCACCGAGGCCGAGTTCGCCCGGATGATCGACGTCCACGTCAAGACGCTCTACAACTGGAAGCACGACCGGGAGTTCCGCGAGGTCTGGCAGGGCGAGACCGACCAGGTCATCGGCGACCTCGACAAGCGCCAGGCCGTGCTCGACGCCCTCTACGAGGCAGCTGCCGATGTGCGCAATCCGCGCCACGTATCTGCGGCCAAGCTGTACCTCGAAGCGATCCGCGAGATGAGTCCCGAGCGCCAGGTCACCGGCCGGGCCCTCGGCATGCTCACCGACTCCGAGCTCGATCTGATGACCAAGCGGGCCCTCGCCGAGGCACCGTGACCAATACCGAGGGCGGCTTCCAGGCCCGCAACACCCCGGCCGAGCGCCGGGCGTTCTTCGACCTGCAGCGCCAGATCGCCGAGATCATCGCCCGCATCGACGCCACCGAGGCCACCCTCGCCGACCACGAGACCCGCATCGACGTCCTCGAACCGTGAGCGACTACACCCTCGAGGAGCTCCTTCAGGAGCG